GCGTGCGCTTGGTGCGCCGCTGGACGACTCAATCAAGCGGATGCTGTTTTCATCGTCAACCAACGAGGAGGTTGACATTCTATTCCGTGAACAGCTACTCGAAACGATTATGGAGGGATCCCGTCGCCGACAGATTGCCCGCGACGTGAGCAACGTGCTCAACGTGGACACGCGACGCGGTGATATTCCGATTGCCGAGGACGACCGGAGTGGTAGCCTTACCGCAGAGGGCGCAGAGATTCGGGACGACGGTGAGGACTACACGACGGTTGAATGGAATTGTGAAAAGGTGGCCGCCGGCTCACGGATCACGGAGGAAATGATTGACCACGGTATTGTTGACCTCATCGAGCGACAGGTTGAGGACGTAGGCCGTCGCGTCGAAAACTCAATCAACGAGGTTTTCCTCACGAACGCAGTAGACGACGCAATCGCCAACGGGCAAAGCGTCACATTCGACTCCGCCGTAGATGATCCGGGCTATCAGGCGCTTAATCGCCTCTACGGAGAGGTTGACAAGGCCGACTTTGAACCGGACCAATTTATCTCCACGCCGGGCTACCGGACGGAGGTATTCAGCAATGACAACCTGCGATTCGTCAACCGCTCCGGCTCCGACGAGGTTGTGCGGGACCGGATGTTTGATCCGTTGCTTGACATGGAGCATAACGGCGCGTCACTCAACAGCTACGACGACGACGGCGACAACGTGGCCGGTGGCGGAGACAACACGTTCCAGTTTACCGACTCCGGCGGCGCGCCGGTGTCCGAAGGTGTCGGGGCGCTTATCCTCCAGCAAGCGCACAATCACCTTATCCTCTATGCCCCGAACGGCAATGATATAGAGGTGAAGGATTACTCGGATCCAGTGAGGGACCTCAGAGGCTTCAACGCGCGGATCCACGTTGACCACGAATACAGTCAAGCCCGGAGCGCCGGCGTGGTCCAGCAACCACTCTAGGCTAACCGCCTGGACAAGCGGCGCGGCAACCCACTATTTATTTACATTATTATTACGTAGCCAGTAGCAGCGGTTTTGTCGAAGGGACCGCTGGCATTCTGTTTGACATTGAGGGCCAACCGACACCCACACGGGGAACTAGGATACCCGTGTCGGGGAAGGGAGCTCTTTAACCAACCCAAAACGATTAGTGACAACCTCGCATATTGCCGCTTGTAATGCACTTTAAACGGTCCGAAGGGGCGAAGGCCGTAGACCGCGATTTTCACAAGACGCGGCAACGGGCGCGGGAAACCGGCTTTCGTGTGGATCAATTCGGTGATTCGGAGATTATCGAATACAACCTTGAGACGGCACGAATTGATGGATCCGACAACCCGTTTTCGTATCGCGTCAATCGCGCTATTGATTTCTTGAGTATCAACGGGACCGACGTGCGTGAGCTACGGGATCATTGATTATGACCACGATATTCCCGAGTATCTTACCGGACGGTGACGACTTTGTTGACGACGCATACACGCGTGACGAGCTTGCCCGCATGGACGGGCGTGAGTTGCAATCGTTGGCGGCGGATCATCCCACAGACGAGTGTGACGGACGCGATAGCGCCGACACGATACGCGACACGCTAGAGGGCAAGCAACGGGTATGAGTGACCAACGGCCACCGCCGCGACCGCCGCGCTTGGTGGCCGAAAACGCAATCGAAAAGGGCGAAACGGAGGACATGGTTTTTCGGGCGGATCAATTTGACGAGTTTGGCCAACACTTCAAACGCCGGCTTGCAGGCGCGGCGGCGACGGACGAGATTAGCGGGCGCTCTACCTTGCTGGAGATACGCAGTTACTTCGTTGTGCAAAGAACCTTATCGGAGTATCAGGAACAAGACGCATGAGCAATCCACCGGATCCGTCTATTGACGAGTTAGACAAAGACGACTTTGACAACCTGTCGGCGGGCAACCGCAAAGACATTATTGACCAAGTAAGTCGCCTGTCAAGCACGGGCTTCACGCAGTTAGGCCGTGACCGCAAGGCCGAGGCAATCCGGGCGGCAATCGGCGAGCGTAACACGCTATACACCGATAAAATGGCGAGGTTGCCGACGCTGGACGGTGACGCCGAGATATTCTTGCTCAACCTGTCCGCGCACAAAATGGAGTTGGCGGAGGGCGGCGAGGCCACCAACGAATCCGGCGAGGGTGGCAACGCCAACTATCAGACGGGGCAAGTGGAGGACTACCTCACGCTCACGCGGTTCGGACGGACCGCTAAACGCCACATTCGTAACGAGGAGTCATTGAGCGCGGTCCGGTCAATCTAATGCTCCGGGCCGACGTGGACGGTGACATAGAGGTCAACGCCGCGGACGTGTTAGAGGCCCACCGCAAGCGGATCCGTGACGCCGCCGAGTTGGGCTTTAGCGTGTCACAAGAGCGTGTCCCGGTGGAGCGTGGCGACTTGAAAACTACCGGCTTTCCGCCAGAGTTTCGCGGCGAGGACGTAGTGTTTGGCTACTCTGCCGACTACGCCGAGGTCATGGAGTACGGGAGCGCCCCGTTTCACCCGCCGGTCGGGCCGCTTGTCGAATGGGCCGAACGTGTCGCCGGGGATCCGGGCCTCGGCTACTATGTGGCAAACGTCAAGATACCGCAAGAAGGGATTGACGCGCAACCGTATCTCAGGCCCGCCGCCGACCGCATGGAGCCATTCCTAGAAAATCGTGGACTAGACTTGTAAGAAAAAGCCGCAACCGCCGCGCCGCGTTGTTATGCTATTGCTTACAAAACCGGGACCTCACTGGTTCCGTTGTAAACACAAATCAATTCGTCGCCAAGTCGCGCAAGCACGTCACCCGCCGACTCGTCGGATCCGTGGATTGCATACTCAATGTTTGCCAGCGTTTCATCATACAATCGCTCCTTGTCATACACGAGGAGGTCCGACCGTGAAATCATGGTCGTACACTCGCGGTGTATGTGCCCGACACGCATGGGCAAATCCTCGTCCCACCTGCGGACTCTCATGGTTGCTTGCGTCATGCCACGGATCATTGTCTCTCGGTAGATTGTTCTATCGTCTTTTGTCGTGCCGTCGTTGTCGTCTATCATTCTATCGGGACCATACGCTCAGAGTCATGCACGCGGACCAACTCCTCGCGCAATCGGGAAAGCACGTCGCCCGTTGCGTCCGTCGTGCCGTTGACCGCGTAGTGCAGGTTTTGTAGCGTCTCACTGTAGAGCTTGAGGCGCATATGTTCCGATATATCCGAATGTGCGATAATCGTGACACATGACGCGTGGAGCGTGCAGGCCATAAACGGCAAGGCCTCGTCCCACCGCCGGGCGTCTATCGTGGCGCGCTCCATACTGCGGATCAATTTGGTTTCGTAAATCGTTTCCTCGTCGGCCATGGTGGGGTTGTTGCCCTCCATGTCAATAACATAGTACGCCCGTGTATTAAAACTATGTATTCCCATAACTTTATGGCTTACAAGAGCATAGGCGTAAGCGCATGGGTAACACCACAATCCCGATTGATCCGGACGTGCGCGACAACCTGCGGGCCGAAAAAGTCGGCAACGAAACGTATAGCGACGTGATTACGCGACTCCTAGAGGACGACACGGATGAGTGACGCGGGTAAGTTCCATCCCGGCGTGAATTGTGACAAGTGTGGCCTGTATGCCGAGGGCGAATATCTCACAGATACGGACCACCGGCGACAATACAACGGGCGGGACGTTTGTGTGTCGTGTTACATTGACCTCAAACGCGCAAACGGTGACTACGCGGAGGGCGACGAATGAGTGACGATACCCGCCCGGATCCGGCGCAACGCTACGAGGACATGGACGAAAAACTCGTCTTAGTCCAGATATTGGCCGAGTTGCAGGCGATACGGCAAGCGGTCACGGACGCCGACGCGCCGGGGTACGAGGGCGACGACGGCCCGGAGGTTGAAAAAGTGATGTGCAATAAATGCGGCACGGAGGTCCCGCGACATGACCGTGAGCGTCATGCCGTTGAGAGACACAAATGCCCGCCGTCGCTTGCTGATACGATTTACCAGTAGCCTGTTGCAGAGTCGGTGTAAGTTAGCCCAACGGTTTAGCCCCGACGTGGCCTTTCTTTTTCTATGTCAATCTCGTCCGCCGATAGTCACGTACAAGTCGTTATTGACTTGTTGCAAGCCGAACCGGACACGTCTTGGAGCGTCACCGGGTCCCCACGGATCAAAGATTACTTTGACGACGCGGCAAGCGAAAAGGGACCGGGCGCGGGCCAACCGCCGGTAATTTATGTGTGGTCGCCGACGGCGGCCACGCTGGACCGGCATAGCATGGACGACAACCAGTTTTACAGACAAAACACGGCGCAGGTGTTGATTACGTCACTGGACGAAAAACAAGCTATTGACGTGCAAACCGACGTTGTGCAAATCTTGAGTGAATACCTGCAAGACAACCGGACCGACACGCCGTTCAATGACCTCGCTCCCACGCAGGCCGCCGACAACCGTGAGCAAAAGGAGGCGCGGTTGACGGACCACTTTGTGACACAAGTCACGGTTGAAACCAAGAATCTCCCAGCGACGGGGTTGGGCAACGTATAACCGCCGCATATGCTTACGGGTTGATAAGTCATGCATACCACACGGGCGGCAAGTTG